GCGCTCCTCGCCCGCAAAAGCCCTCGCCGTTCTCACTCACGGCGGGGGCTTTTCTTTTGACACGCGCCCAGTGGCGTGTCGCCCGCATCCCGCAACGCCCTCGCTCTCCGCTCCGCGCAACTGCGCCAAAGCGCCCACGGCACCACGGTCAAGTTTCGCCAGGCTGAGATCCGCGTCTGCCTTGCTCCCGTGGCCATCGGCCTCGACCTCGAGACCGGAGGCCTCCGCCAAGGCGGCGAGTTCTCCATCCGATTCCTCGCCGCCGACCTGCAAAGCCCACCCCGCCGAGGTGAAGCCGTCACCTTCAGCGCCAAGACCTACTTCATCTCCCAGGTCTCCGAAACCAACAGCCCCGGCGAATACCTCGCCACCATGTCCCCAGGAGGTGCGGCATGAACATCCCGGTCGAAACCTCCCTCGCCGCGTGGCTCCGCAGCCAGCCAGCCTTTGACGGCATTCCGGTCCACACCGGCCAGAGCAGCGACCCGATCGCAAACGACCAACCGGTCCTCATCGTCGGCGTCGAGAGCACCGAAGCCATCGTGCGCGGCCTCTACAAAGTCACCGCCTCGGTCGTTCTCGCCACTCCCTCCGTCGTCGAGGCCGCGCTCGAGACCCACGCCGCCCTCGCCGCGTCTCTCAAAACCTCCCTCCTCGCCGCCGACCAACTCGCCGCCTCCTTCGCCGCGCCGCTCACCCTCGCCGGTGCCGACCTCCGCACCTGGAGCGAGTCCCAGCAAGACGGCCGCTGGATCACCACCGCCGCTCTCACCCTCGGCCTCGTCGAGTCCGCGATTTGACACCGCTCCCTCTCCCGTAACCCGCAACCCAAACCAACCAACCAACTCAAAATCATGGCAGCATCAATCTATCGCAGTTCGGCCGTTTCTTCGGCCACTTATGGAACACCGGAAGTTTCCGGCCTCATCGTCACCGGCTTTTCGATCTCAGAATCCGCCGATGTCCAGGAAGTGAAAGACGACCAGGGCAGTGTGGTCGCGGTGGCCGTCGGCGAGCCGATCCAAGAGGTCTCCGTCGAAGGCATGCGCACCGGCAGCTTCTCGCTCACCGTTGGCGGCACCGCTTCGATCACGATGCCCGCAGGCACCTCCCTCGGCAGCACGACCATCTGCACCAGCTTGGAAACCAGCTTCGCCGCCGAGCAGTTCGAGACCGTGTCCGCGACTCTCCGCAGCTACGGCACCGCGATGAGCGCCGGTTAATTCCCTGCACCGCGCCGGGGTAGTCGCCTAGCGGCTCCCCGGCCGCACCCCACGAGAAATGCACCCACGACACATTGCCATTTTCAACACGCGCGACCTCAAGCTCGCGTCGATTCTGACTGCCCTCGGCTTCGAGTTCGAGAGCGACAAAGCCCCCGCCACCCGCATCAAGCGCGAATCCGGCGACGAGAGCACCGTTTTCCACTTCAAAGCCTCGCACCCCACGAGCGGCCAGCAAGCCGACGAGGTGATGCGCGCCTTCGCCAGCGAGGACTTCATCGAGAAAAACCCCGAGTCACCCGTGTCCTACATGCTCGCCGCGCTGCGCAACCGCGACCAACTCCTCACCGCGATCAAAGCCATCCCACGCCAGATCGTTTTCGAGCGCAACGGCAAGATCGTCTCGATCTCCGAAAACGCCACCGAAGCCGACAAGAAGCGCTTCGCCAAATTTCTCTAACTCTAGGAACGCCGACGCCCCCGTCGGCCCACACAACCAACCAACCCAAACGACAAACACATGACAGACACAAACGACCTCCTCACCGACGACGAAGCCCTCCGCGAGCAAGCCATGACCAGCGGCCCGCAAGCACTTTCCCGCTGGGAAATGCGCCCCACTGCCGCGCTGGAAATCTCATGGATGCAGCGCAACAAAATCCTCAGCCCCGAGATGGATATCCTCTGGCGCTCCGGCGGCTTCGCCTTCATCCACTCCGCACCCAAAGCCTCGGTCCGCTCAACCGTGAACGACCACGCCCGCTTCGTCGCCGCCGTCGATGACTGGATGGAAAAGCAAAACCCATCCGCCTCCGAGATCGCCGAACTCCAAAAGCTCTGCCTCGAGCGCACGAACGAATACTTCGCCAGCTTCTCCGAGACCCAAGGCGGAAAGTCCGCCTCGGGAAACTAAACGGCCCCGGCTGGCTCGCAGGCTATGTTTACCGCATCGCTCGAATCACCGGCTGGGGCTACCGCGAGATCCTCGAAGATCTCCCCTTCGCCGCTGGCCTCCAAATCATCCATGCCGACGACGCCGCCCATGGCCGTCGCCGCACCTGGACCCGCAACTCCCGCAAGGTGGATTTTGACTCCCTCGCCGCAATAGACGCCGCATTTGAAAAAATCACCTGATGCCCAAGTTCAAACTCACCAACCTCAAGTTTGAGAAAATCATGAAGGACTACGCGGAGATCCGTGAAACCACGATCCCCGACGCAGTCCACATGAACGCTCGGCTTCTTTGCGTGGAGTTGGCCCGGCGGACTCAGGCATTCGGCCACGAAAGTGAGGAGCAGCAAAACGAGCGCATCCGCAAAGACATTTCCAATATCATCAAGCCGCCGGTCTATTTCTTGAAATTCCTCGAAAAGACAACGAGCGAAAAGCTGAAGGCATCGCTGAAGAAAAACTACTTTGCGAACCGCTGGAGCACCCTTTCCGAAACCCTCGCCAAGGTGGGAATGGGCAGCGAAGCCTTCACCGCAGTGAGCGGCGACGCCATGCGCGAAATCCATGGGGAGAATCGGAATAAAAGCACCGGCCGCACCTTCAAGCGCCCGAGTAAATTCTACCTCGCCAGCGATTCCAGCTCGCTGCACAACTACATTGCCGAACGCCAAAAGCTCGCCGGTCTCGCCAAGAGCGGCTGGGCCGAATGCGCCAACCAGCTCCGCAAGGTTGTCTCTGGCGCACTCACTCGCGGCATCAAGCCATGGGTGACCCGCCACTCGAAAGGCTTCGGGAGCGTCACCGACAATACCGGCAACCTCTCCCGCCCCACCGTCACGCTCACCAACTCCATTCCGTGGGCCGATAAGGTCATTCGCCCCAGCGAGCAACTCATGGCGCAATCCGTGGTGGCTGAAAAAATGAAAAAGCAAATGGCGATGATCTTGAAAAAGCGAGTCACCAAACTCCAGGAGGCCGCGTAAAGCTATGGCAGATGTCTCAGTAGAATTCGGCGCACAGGATGTCGGGCTGGAGAAAGCTCTTCAGCAAATCCAGACCGAGATGGGCAACCTTCAGGGGAAGGTCAAAAGCGGCGAGCTTTCCATGACCGAACTCGAGGCCACGATGAAACGCATCGGCCAAGTCGAGAACATGGAGAAACGCCTCAAGGCCATGGGCGACCAATCCGGCGCAGCCGCGCCCAAAGTGGACGCCCTCGGCAAAGACATCAAAGGCGCTGGCGACAAGAGCGAGAAAATGGGCGACCAAGCCGGGATCGGATTTGGCAAACTCGCCGCCGCTGTCGGAGTCGGCCAGCTCGCCGCGAAAGCCTTCACCGCCGTCCTTGATGCCGGATTTGCCGCCGTGCGTGGCACGATCCAAGGCTTCACCGACGCCCTCGACCTCGGCGGCAAGCTCTCCGACCTCTCCGCCTCCACCGGAGAGACAGCCGGGAATCTCCTCCTCCTCCAGCGCGCCTTCGATAATACCGGCTCCGGTGCCGATGCAGTCGGTCCCGCCCTGGCGAAACTCCAAAACAACATCTTCGGCGCAGGCGAAGGCAGCAAGGAAGCCTCTGCCGCCTTTGGTCGCATGGGCCTTTCCATGGAAGACCTCGCCGGGAAGACTCCCACCCAGCAACTCGCCCTCGTCGCCTCCGGCATCACCAGCATCGAAGACCCCAGCAAACGCGCCGCCACCGCCATCGATGTCTTCGGCAAATCCGGCGCGGAACTCCTCCCGCTGCTCACCAATTTCTCAGGCGAAATGAACGAAGCCCGCGCCACCGTCGGGAGCATGGCCGACATCATGGACCGACGCGCGAATGTCTTTGACGCCGTCGGCGACCGCTTCCTCATCATTTCGCAAAAGGTCCGCGACTTCGCCGCCGGAATTCTCGACAAAGCACTCCCTGCCATCGACGCCATCACCAGCGCCCTCTCTCGCATCGACGCCGCCGCCGTCGGCCAAAACCTCGCCAACGCCTTCCTCGGCGGAGAGAACGCCATGAAAGGATTCCAAGCCGCCGTGGATGCCATTTCCATCGGCAAGGTCGGTCTCGCCTTTGAAGTCTTCTGGGAGTCTCTCAAACTTCAAGGAATGCAAACAGTCAACGAGATCATCAAAATGTTCTCAGCGGCGTTTAATACGATTTCAGATATTATTACGAATATCTTTCGGTCAGACGGACCTGCCTGGGCAACGATCCTCTCAGGCATTGATTATGTGAGTGGCTACTTGAAGCAACAAGTGGCCGGGTCTTTAGCAGATACGGCGGCAAGCCTCGGGCCAGCCTTCAAAGGTATTGCTGAAAGTTTGCGAATGAACGCAGAGGCCGGAGCATTTGCGGCAGAAGCCGCGCTTCAACGAATCCCCGTGACTGCAAGTCTAGCAGCCGAAGAAATCGGGAATGAATTAGCCTCATCCGCTGATTTGTTTCAGATGCACTTGTCCTCTGCTAATAATGAATTTTTCAACACAGGCGAGCAGGCCAAAGTGGTCAAAGACCTACAGGACAAAATCACCGCCGCGACCGCCGCCACCACCGCCGAGCGCGCAAAGCAATCTGAACAGACCGAAAAGGAACTCGCCAAGCGACAAGAAGAAAAAGACAAGCAAGCCGCCGCAGACGCCCAAGCCAAAGCCGACAAGACCGCCATCATCGAACTCGAGACCCAGCTCAACGCCGCCAAAGCCGCAGGCAACACCGAACTCGTGGCCTCCCTCGAAAAAGACCTTGAGCGCAAGAAGGCGACCGAGGAGATCGCCAAGCTCACCGACGACTATGTGAAAACCCTCGGCGTCACCAAAGAAGAAGCCGGAGTCCTCGCCACGAATTTCGTCAACGCCAAAAACGCCGCCGCCGCCGTGAAGGTGGATAAAACTACCGTCTCCGAAGCCAAAGCCGAGGCCAGCAAAGCCGCCGAGGCCGCCAAGTCCTTCGCCAGCTGGCTCGACTACATCAAAGGCGTGGATCCCTCCGCGCCCGTGAAAAGCTTGAAAGAGAAGACCGCCGACGCCCGCAAGGAAATCACCGCCTTCGGCGAATACATCGGCACCGACCTCAAAAACAAATCCTTCCCCGACATCGCCCGCGAGCTCGGCATCAAAAACCTCGGCGACACCGGCACCGAGCAGATGAATCAGATCCTCGACCATATCGCCAGCAAGCGCGCCGAACTCACCGGCATTCAGCCGATTGACGAAAAAGGCGGCAAGAACTCCCTGCAAAATATCCAGGCCGAAATCACCAAGCTCGGCTCTACCCATCAGACCCTCAACCTCGACGCCTCAAAATCCATTGAAGGCATAAAATCCAAGCTCAAGGAAAACATCGACCTCGCCGTCTCCACCGGCGAAGGCAGCAAAATCCTTGGCGAGATCAAAGGCTTCGTCGAAACCATCAAAGGTCTGGTCGAAAAAATCGAACCCCGCCTCCCCGTCGCCGCACTCACCGCATGAGCCACTCCATCTTCATCACCAGCCCCACCGCCCTGATCGCGCAGCCAGGACGCGCCGTGAATACCTTCCCCAGCGGCCTTGTGCGCGTCGATCAAGTCTACCTCGGCCTCACTAGCCAAGCCGCCACCCACCGCGCCACCCTGGCGATCGGCAACAACATGCCCGACGGCAATTCCTCCCCGTGCATCGACGGCCTCAAGATTTTCCCCGAAGTGCAGGAGCGCCGCCGCTCGGACGGCTTCACAGAGTTCATCGTAAGCGCTTATGGGAGAGTCAACACAACCGGAAAATCGGACACTAATTTGGCGCCAGGATCTTTTGTGGTCTCAAACCCAAATTCCGGCCCCGGCTCTTTAATCGGATTGACGAGCAGTGAATGCTTTTTACTTCAAACAACCATTATTTTTACTGCGCCGTCATCAAGCGTTTTCTCGACGACATTTTCTCCAACATTAAAAGCTTACGCATTCAACAATGCCACTTCTCAAGTGGTTGACATTTCTACTGAGGAAAATTTTCTTTCGGCCTTCCCCGCCTCAATTGTGACCGCCGTGAATGGGAACAGTTCCACCACTGAAGAAGTGAATCAGGCAACCATCACTCTGACCAAAACTTTGAGCAACCTAACCAAAACAAAATATGGCGCCTTTGATGAAATCACGGCGGTGCTCGACACACAGATGAGTGTGTTCTTGCAATACATTGAGCCATGAAAATCCCCGTCGATTTTGAAGCTAAGGTAAAGCAAGCCAAGCAAACCGCCGGAGGAGGATACCCTACGCAACTTTCAGCGAGAGACCTCATGCAAAATTTTGTTTTTGCCAGCGCCGACTTTGAACCTTCAGATTTTGCTGTAGAAGTCAAAACAGGATCCGGAGGACACCAATCTCGGAAGGTCTCGCTAAAGCTCAAAATTCCCGCCGTTCCCACCAGCGGCACCCATGTCCTCGGCGCGGTGAACGGCACGCTGAAATGGCTCGCAACGGAGGCGTGCTAATATGACCCTCGGCCGCACCGCTTTCAACGCCATCAAGATCAAAACCGACGGCGGCCTCCGCGCCGTCGAGTGCGCGTGTTGTGGACCTACTGATTTTCAGCCCTGCCGAGATTGCCCGCCGGTTTCTGGGAATTGGACATTCAGCATATCGGGCGAACTTGTTGAGGACTTTATAGGCGAGTTTCAACACCCGTCTGTTTATTGTCCTTCCGCTGAATGTTTTTATAATGGTTTCCCTCAAAACCTCCCCCCTCGCGTGTGCGCGGATTCTTGGGACGCTTACAGCAATAACCTTCTTTATCAAATCTTCTTATATCGTTTTGGAGGAAGTCTAAATACATGTGGCTGGCGCTTAGAGTTTTCGATGAGTGGATGGTATTTCCCGCCAGATGGTGATCCATGCCAATTAGGTTGCGGAGGAGCAGTTGAGATTTTAGGAAATTCTCCAACTGGGTCTTATGCATTCGATTGCGTGGTTATATGTGACATCTTTAATCCAGACGGGCCGCCGACTCAATCTACTTTCACAAGCACGACCACCGTCACCGTAGCATGACACGCGCCGATTTTTTAGAAAAAATGCCGCTGCATTTAAGAGCGTGGCATGACATGACCCGCGCCGCTTTTTTAGCCGGAACAAAATTCGCCGTCTCGGGCTTCACCGCCACGCCGCCCGAAATCCTCGCCGCCCGAGAAGCCACCTGCCGCGCCTGTTCCGAATGGGACGCCACCGCGCTGAACGCTACCGGCCGATGTCGCAAGTGCGGATGCTCGACCTGGGCGAAGTTGAGAATGGCCACCGAATCCTGCCCGCTCGGGAAGTGGGGGGCAGTCCCCACCACGGAGAACACAGAGAGCACGGAGATACAGCAGAGGGCTTAAAAAACATTCTGTCCGTTTCCTTCCATTCCCCCCCCCTCTTCTTCGCCTCCGTGTGCTCCGTGCCCTCCGTGGTGAAAAATCCTCCGACCCACTCCGCAAGCTGATTTGACACCCGCCGCTCGGCAGCGGCATGAAACTTTTCCTCGATCTCAAAAACCGGCGGTTCGTGAAAAGCGCCGCGAGCAATGTCGCGCTCGACCGCCTCGTCCTCAAGCGCCGCGACACGCTCCCTATCGAGGTCGTCTATGTGGAGAACGGCGCAACCGCCACGCCCCCCGCAGGCACCACCGCCGCCGTCGGCCTCAAGGCCAAATTCTCCGATGCCAATTTTCTCGCTTTCGCGGCCCCCGGTCAAACAACCCTGGATTTAAATACCATCCCGGTCGAGGCCGCGTTCTCTCTCAACCCCGCCACCGTCAGCGCCCTCCTCGAAATCAAGTGGGGCGCACCCAGCACCGCCCTGCGAACCGCCACCCTCGCCGTCGAACTGCAAAACAGCGTCATCACCGGAACGGAAGGCACTCCGCAGGCGGTTCCAGACGGCAAAGCCACCCAAGCCGAAGCCGAAGCCGGAACCGACCACACGAAATGGATGACGCCGCTCCGCACGGCGCAAGCCATCGCCGCGTTCAGCTCCTCCGCCGGAATCGGCTTCATGCCAGCTCCCACCACGACATGAGCCAGCAACTCGTTCGATACATCAATTTCGGGATCGACCCGCAGGCTCCGCAAAAGCCCGACCACGGCCGCCGTCTTTACCTCCTCCCGAATGGCGACTTCGCCACCATCGACGACGCCGGAGTCATCACGCCGCTCGCTACCGATTGGGACTCGATCACCGGCAAACCCTCGGTCTTCCCTCCCGAGGCCCACACGCACCTTAAGAGCGAGATCACCGGCCTGACTGCCGACCTCGCCGCCCTTACTTCCGCAGATACCGCGCTGGATGCACGGATCGACCACCTCGCCGCGAATCTGGACCCCGCCGCCCTCGACTCCATTGCCGAAGCGGCATCGAGCATCAACAGCCTACAGACCCAAATCAACGGCAAGGCCGCAACCGTCCACACCCACACGGCCGCCGACATCACCGACTTCGCCAGCGCCGTCGTTGATGTTTCCCCTCCCGTCGATTGGTCGAGCCTCACCGGCAAGCCCGCAACCTTCGCCCCCTCCGCGCACACTCACGCAATCTCCGAAGTCACCGGCCTCCAGACCGCCCTCGATGGCAAAGCCACCGCCGCCCAAGGCGATCTCGCCGACACCGCGCTCCAGCCCGAGGCCGTCGATTATCGCGGCGCCTACGACAACGGGGCCGACTACTACCCCGGCCAAGTCGTCAGCTACAACGGCACGCTCTACATCCGCACCGGCGAGCCGAACCCCGGCTATCCCCCCGGCTCCAGCTACTGGGCCGCCTTCGACCCCGACGCCTCGCCAGCCTTCAAGCTCTGGGTCGAGCTTTCCAAAGCCGACGCGATCCACACCCACGCCGCCACCGAGATCACCGGCCTTTCAAGCTACATCATCGCCTCCGCCCCCGGTCTCTCGATCACCACGACCGTCCACACGGCCACCGGCGCGACAGACACCTACAGCGTCGGCGGCCTCGCATCGAGCGACCCCGCTCATGTGCTCGTGCAATTAAACGGCGTCACGCAGACCCCTGTCACCGACTACCTCATCGATTTTCCAAACAGCCTCATCATCTTCGACGGCATCCCCACCAGCGGCACGCAGATCGCCCTCACCGCCCTCGGCCTGCGCACCGTCCAGCCCCCTGTCGATCCCGCGCTCTACCGCTACGCCAGCGACACCTCGAGCGACGGCCTCACGAACTACTACGGCCGCATCGCCAACACCGACTACACCGGCACCGCCAGCGCCACCGATCCCGTCTGGACGATCCACCGCACAACCTTCGACCTCGCCGGTCGCGTCGTCTCCACCGGCTCCGCCACCGCCGTCGCCTGGGCAAACCGCACCACGGCCACCTACCAGCCAACGCCATGACGACGATCACAGAATCCAACCTCAGCCAAAGCCTCGACCTGTCGTCCTTCGACCTGACCCTCCCCGGCCTCGTCGTCGAATATCCCACCCGCTCAGCCTTCCCGAGCGTCGGAAAAGCCGACCGTTTGTATCAAGCCCTCGACGAAGGCATGCCCTACCGCTGGTCGCACGCGGGCAGCAGCTACGCGCTCATGATCCCGATCATCGATGCCGGAGCTTTTTGACAATCACCCACCCACGAACACCAACCCAAACCACCACCACCTAAACAGCCATGGCTAATCCAATCCTCAAAATCAAACGCGGTTCCGGCACGCCGGTCTCGCTTCAAGTCGGCGAAATCGCGTTCGACACCACAAATAAATCCTTCTTCATCGGAACAGCCGAAGGCGTCCTGCCAATCGGCGGCGAGCACATCTTCGCGAAGAAAACCTTCGTCTCCGATGCAGTCGCAGCCGAAGCCTCGATCCGCAGCTCGGCCGATTCGACTCTGACCTCAAACCTCAACAGCGAGATCAGCCGCGCCACCGCAGCCGAAGGCGTCATCGCTGGCAACCTGGCCACTGAGATCAGCGACCGCGCCGCCGCAGTTTCTGCCGAGGCCTCCGCTCGTTCCGCAGCGGACACGACTCTCCAAAGCAACATCAATACGGAAAAAGGCCGCATCGACGCGATCCTCAGCGCCGCTGGGGCAGATAGCGATTCGTTCGCCGAAATCGTCACCCTCATCAATTCGGTCGATACCACAAATGACACAGCGTTCGCCGGTTATGTGACCAGCAACAACGCCGCTCTCGCTTCCGAGACCAGCGCGCGCCAATCGGCCGACACCGCCCTCGGTATCCGCATCGATGGGGTCGAGACCTCCGCGACAGCGCTCACGACCCGCGTCACCGCAGCCGAAGCCGACATCAACACCGAAGAGTCCGCCCGCGCCGCAGCCGACACGACTCTCCAGACGAACATCACCGCCGAGGCGAGCACACGCGCCAGCGCTGACACGACCCTGCAAAGCAACATCACCGCTGAAGCGACCACACGCGCTTCTGCCGACACCAGCTTGCAGACCAACATCACGGCCGAGGCGACAGCCCGCGCCAGTGCAGACGACGCGCTCGACGCCCGCCTCGACAGCCTCGAGAGCACGATCGACGGCGGAACCTACTAATCCCGCAACCCACTCCCCGGCGGGGCGGCCCATGCCGCCTCGCCAAGCGTGGGGAGTTTAAAAAATCCGCTAAATAAATCCGGCCCATGCCAAACCCAACAATCATCCCGAAAAAGTCGGTCCAAAGCGGAGCAGTTCCGCCCACTCTCGCCCTCGGCGAGATCGCCATTAACCACGCCGACCGGCGCCTTTACTCGCGCAATCCCGCGACAGGCGAAATCTACAAACTCGCCGGCGCAGGCGAAGCCCCGGATCGCGTCTTCGTTTTCGACTCCGCAGGAGACACCACCTACCTGGGCTACCTTTTGTATTCGGATGTGCCCGCCACCGGCTCCATCTACGACGCCAACGCATGGGAAATCTCCCGCACCCAATTTTCCGCAGACGGCAACACCAGCAGCGAAGCCAGCGCCACCGGCGCGTGGAATTCTCGCTCCTCTTTAAGTTATGCTTAGTCCTCTCTACGGCCAACTCTCCCCGCTGCGCATCCCGACAAGCATTCCGCTCGATTCGGATGCTCTTGCCTACATCGCCGCTGTCGAGTCCGCAGACGGCCAAGCGCTGGAAGAAAGCGTGAAGGTCGCAATTTTTAATTTCATCGGCGGGTGCAAGGCCGATGGTATCTGGACTGCCCTAAAATCCTCCTGCATCCTCGCCGGAGCGCGAACCCTCTCCGGCGCCATTGTGCCGCTCGTAGGATCTTCGCCGATAAATTCCAACTTTGTCTCTGGAGACTACAACCGCAAGACGGGGCTACTCGGAAACGGAACCACGAAATACCTAAATTCAAACCGATCTGCCACAGCAGACCCTCAAAACAATGCGCATTTCGGTGTGTTTGTTTCCACCCCAGGGACAACTGGAAGGTATTATTTAGCCCAGTTTACAACTAGCACAACTCCGCAAAGATACGACTACATAACAAGCAGTATCAGCGTAGTCATTCGGGGTGATTCAAATATCGCAACTAATTTAAGCGCGGGAGCTACTGGGCTGATCGCCGCCTCCAGATCGTCATCCTCTCAGGCTTCTTACCGGATAAATAAAAACAGCTCAACAGTTAATAACACCAGTAAGGCTGTAGACAATTTGAACCTATTTATTTATGCCAGAAATGTAAACGGATCTCTCGGCACTGGACTATCCAATGGTCGCCTCTCCTTTTACTCAATAGGCGAATCGCTCAACCTCGCTCTCCTTGACGCTCGCGTGTCCACGCTAATGACCGACCTCGCTGCCGCTATACCATGACCCTCGCCGACCTCATCACCCAGCCGATTAGCTACGAGTCCGCCAAGGAACTCGCTATCGTCTTGACGCCCGCCCAAGCCGCCACGCTCGGCGCGATCCAAGCGCAATACGGCAACCCGCGCCATGTCGCCGCGCCCGTGCCGCTCACCGATGGCCGACTCATGCTCTGCGCCGACCTCCTCACAGAGACCGGCCCCGGCGGCCTCTACTCGCAGGGATTCGCTCATCTTCCCGCCGAGCTTTTCGCTCAAGTCCAAATCCTCCCCATGGCCGACGCCATCGCCCTCATTCCGCAACCTGATCCCGAAATCTAAAAACCCACCACCATGCTCGAACAAGTATCCACATCCGTTAAGTTCCTGGCGTTTTTCACCGCCAGCAAAACCGGCAAAACCGGCCTCACCGTCACCGTCGATCTCTACGACCCAAGCGGCTCGCAGATCGTCACCGGCGGCAGCGCCACCGCCATCGGCGGCGGTCTCTACAGCTATGTGCTATCGACCAACAACAGCGCGGAAGGCGAATATGCCGCGATTTTCAAAACGACAGACTCGACCGTGGACGCGCAGCACATCCCCAGCCTCTGGGTCCTCGGCCGCGCTGGAGTCGAAAACCTCGACGCTGCTGTCTCCTCCCGCTCGACCCTCACCGCCGCGCAGGTCAACACCGAAGCCGACACCGCCCTCGCCGATGTCGGCCTCACCAGCACCATCACCGGCCGGATCGATGCCGCGACGAGCACCCGACTCGCCGCCGCTGATTACACCGCGCCGAGCGCGGCACCGACCGTCACAGCAATCCGCCAGGAGATGGACAGCAACTCCACCAAGCTCGCGAACTTGGACGCCAGCATCTCGAGCCGTTTGGCCGATGCAGACTATGCCGCCCCCACATCAGCCCCAACCGTGGCAGACATCCGCGCCGAGCTGGCCGTGGAACTCGGGCGTCTCGATGCCTCCGTGTCGTCGCGTTTGGCCGGTTCGTCCTATACCGCCCCGACAACTCCTCCGACCGCCGCAGAAATCACCACCGCCGTCTGGGCCGCCGCCGACAAAACCGGCTACTCGCTCACCAGCGCCGAGCGCACCGCCATCGCTGCCGCCGTGGAAGGCTCGCTCCTCAACGAAGGCGACGGCCAGCAAGTCCTCAACGCCATCGTCGGCGCCATCGGCAACACGAACCTCAGCGAAGTCTCGCTGGTCGCCGCCGTCCGCGCCGACCTCGAGCGCAACGGCGGAAAGCTCGACAACATCCCGACGACCGCCGCGCCAAGCGCCTCGGCAGTGGCCAGCGCCACACGCACCGAGCTATCCCCCGAGCTTTCGAGAATCGACCAAAGCATCAGCAGCAGACTCGCCAGCAGCTCCTACACCGCGCCTGCGAACAGCGACATCAGCGCAATCAAAACGAAGACCGACAACCTGCCCGCCTCACCCGCAGCCACCGGCGACATCCCATCGGCCAACATCACAGCCATCAAAGCAAAGACGGATCTGCTCAACACCGACCGCCTCGCCAATGTGGCGACCACGAACATCGTCGGCACCCTTCTCGCTCAGGCCAACTCATGAGCGAGAGCCTAGCGAAAGCCATCGACCTCGCATCCCGGTGGGTTACCCCCGCCGGGATTCTCGTGGTCATCGTCCTGCAAAGCCAATTCGTCAGCCGCACCGAGTTCGAGGCCGCCTCGGAAAAACTCAGCGGTCGCGTTGAAAAAATCGAAGCCGTCTTGATCCGCATGGAAGCCAACGCCGAAACAGACAAGCGCCATGACCTCCTTCTCGCCGACCACGAAGGCCGCATCCGAGGCCTCGAGCGCCGGTGAGGCTTTGACATCCGCCTAGAGGAGATGAAAGCACTCCTCTACATCCTCGACCGTCTTGCGGAAAACTCCACATGGCGCGGCCTTATTTTGGTTGGCACCGCTATCGGCCTCAAGCTCGAGCCCGAGCATCAGGAAGCGATTGTCGCAGCGGGCCTCGGCCTCGTCGGCGCGATCAATGTTTTCCGCCGCGCAAAATGACGCCCAAGCAAACCGCCGCCGTGCTCATGATCCTCGGCTGGCTGTTCTTGGCTCTCGCCTTCCTGACCTCCTGCGTGGCCGTCCCCATGCCGCCATTCGGTGACCGCGTCGGCGAAGCAGGCACGCTCCACATCCGCACCAGCATCCGCTACGAGCCCCGCCTCAGCGAAGGCGAAGCCGCAAACCGCGACCTCTGGCACGCCTTCGGCCAATTCCAACAAACCCTCCCCGCGTTGAAAGACAAATGAACTTCCTCGACTTCCTGCGCCGGATGTTCCCCCTGGCCCAGCCCCCCGCCGCGCCAGAACCGGCAAAGTCGAAGCCCGCAGGAGCGCCGTCGTCCCCGACGGCCACGCCACCCGTCCGCTACTACCCGCAAAGCAACCGGAAAACGCCGAATGTCTCGGCCGGCCGCGTGATCAAGCCGACTCACATCGTGCTCCACCACACCTCCGGCGCTTACGCTGGCAGCGTCTCGTGGTGCATGGACCCCGTGAGTAAAGTCTCCTACCACTGCATCGTCGCCCGCAACGGCAAACGCACCGTGCTCGCCACGCCAAGCCAGCGCACCTGGCACGCCGGAGTCTCAAGCTGGCAAGGCCGCAAAGACGCCAACACCTACTCCATCGGCATGGCATGGGAAGGCGACACCTACACGACGCCCCTCAGCGAAGACGCCATCCTCAGCGCCGTCGAATACCTCCTTCCTCTATTGGATGAATATCACATTCCACTCTCAAATATCATCCGCCACGCCGACATCGCGCCAGGCCGAAAAGACGATTGCTCCCCTGCCGCCCATGCCGCGCTGATCGCCGCCCTCAACCGGGTGCTCTGATATATGGCAAAGAAACCAGCCCCGCCCAAAGACCGAGAGGCTGTCATGCTCCAAGCCCGCGCGCTCCTCGCCGAGCATTTCGATGTCGCCCTGTGCATCGTGTCTTGGGAGGACGAGGGGGAGACCTTCTACATGGATTTCAAGTTCGGCAACGACTACGCGGCCCGCGCCCTTTGCCGCGAAGCAGACGAAATCCTCTGGCCAATCGAGGAAGAAGAGGAAGAGGACGACGAGGAGGAAACCGCTTGAAAGCCACGCTCGAATTCACCCTGCCCGAAGAACGCACCGAACACATCTGCGCCGTAAAAGGCATGGATACCGTTTTAATACTGGATGATCTCGTTAACGAAATCCGCTCCTTTCTTAAACATGGGGGAGGGGAGTTCCGCGAATGGCGGGACGACGAAGGCCAGACCCAAAAAGGATGCGACGCCACTCTCGAAAAAGTCCGCTCCTACATTTGGGAACTAAGAAAAGACAACGAAATCCCCGACCTCCCATGACACCGATTCGCAAATGGAAAAAATGGATGGCCGTGGGATGCAGCCACGGCGAACTCATCTGCCCCGAAAGCCGCATTGCTGTGCTCCAATTTGCTAAGAAATTTCGCCCAGACTTCCGCGCGCATCTCGGTGATTTTATCGACTTGGCTGCCATGCGCGGTGGCGTGGCCTCCGATGTGGACAGCAAAGACCGGGCGCGGAACATCGCTCAGGATGTCAGCGAAGGCATTTCGTTCCTCTACGAATTTGCGCCGAATGTGATCATGCTCGGCAACCACGAGGCCAGACTGAACCGCATGGCAGACTCTCCCAACGCCGTCCACGCTCACGCCGCCATGACCGTGTTGAACGAACTCGGCGACTGCGCCAAAAAGCTGAAGGCGAAAATCTACCCATACCACAACAGCAAAGGCGTCCACCGGCTCGGAGACCTCGCCCTTGTGCATGGTTATAGCTGCAATGTCTCGGCCATACGCGACCACGCGGAGACCTATGGCAAGGTGCTTATGGCTCACCTGCACCGTGTAGGCATCGAGCGCGGCCGCCGCATTGACTCACCAACCGGCTATTGCCTCGGCGCCATCTGCAATCTCGACATGGAATACAGCTCCAGCAGACGCCAGTCATTGGCCCACTCCAACGGCTTCGCGTGGGGATACTACACCGACAACTCAACCAGCGTGAACCTGTGCGAAAGACAAAAAAACCAACCGTGGCTCCTGCCGTAGAAGCCGCCTGGAGCGCATTCTTCGAGTCCGCTGCCGTAACAGACCCCGCCGAACTTAAAAAGCAAGGATGGATGACCAACGCCGAAATCGCCGAGCAGTCGAAGCTCGAAGGCGAAGCGGGAAGGCAGCTCGCAGACATCGCCGTCCGCCGTGGCGTCCTTGAAAAGAAAGTCGCCAAAATTCTAATCAACGGAAGGCGGTTCAATGTGAACTTTTATCGGCCGGTAGGATAGAAACAGGGCAACAGCGGGCAACAGCGTTGCAAGTAGTTGATAATCAAAACCAGTAAAGCGACTCAAAATCGCGTTTCTCACGAAGTGTCGGTTCGATCCCGACCGCCGGTAATTTCTTCACCGAAAGCCCGCAGAGGTGCATAAATAAAGCCTCTGCGGGCTTTTTCGTTTCTGATTTGTTTCGACTCGTTTTGACCGCTTGTGACATTAAAAGGTTGATTTCGCGGGCAACACGGGCAACAGATGAAATTGCAATGGCAACACGACTTTTGTCCGAGGGAACGCGATTCTTTGTTTCCTTCTACCCGGCGCGGCCCTCTACGCCGTGGAAAATGGAAATTCCTGCGGCGGTGGCTGGCTCTAGGATTCGCCGTTTTTTTGCGGAGGAGGCTACCGCTTACATTGAGGGCGGGCGGCTGGTGGCTCAGATCAAGGAGCAGGGGACGGATTCGCTGAAGGAACCGACGGGCGTTTCGGTGGCTCGGGCGGTGGCGATGTTCAATGGTCAATTTTCGGACTACTCGAAATCGCATCGCGAGAAAGTGGAGAAGGTGACGCGGTGGATTGCGGAGGGATTCAGCGGGCCGCTTAAGGGCGTGACGCCGGTGCGGTGCCTGGAGTGGTTCAAGACGGTGAAAGGGTGCTCGACTTCGCGGGCGACGATCTACCGCTACGCTCGGATGTTTTTCAACTGGTGCGTGAAGATCGACCTACTGGACAAGTCGCCGTGGCGGGCGGTGGTGTGCCCTGACTCGACGCCGAAGCGAAACATCCTTACTCCCGAGGAAATAGTGACGCTTTTATCAGACAAGGCGATGAGCGACACGCTGCGGGCTTCGATTTTGCTCGGTGGATTTGCGGGCCTTCGGACGGTAGAGATTTTGCGGCTTCGGTGGGAGGATGTGGAGAAGGGCCAGATTTACATCGGGCCGGAAGTGGCGAAGCAAAAAAAGAAAGGCAACCGCGAGCGTCTTGTGGACATGACCGAGCCGTTGAAGAAACGCATGAAACTTTTCAACGGAAAGCGCGGGCCTTTGGTGGCCGGCACGGAGGCGGAATTTTATAAGGAGCGGCGCGCGCTCGTGAAGCGGCTCCGGCGGGAGGGCGCGGTGGCTTGGAAGACATTTCCAGAAAACTCGCTCCGGCATTCTTTCGCCACCTACCACCTCGGCAAGTCGAACGACCCCGGCCGAACGGCTTACCAGATGGGCACAAGCATTCAGCTAGTCATTTCGACATACGCCGTGCCTGCACGCCGGGCGGATTGGCGGAGTTGGTGGCGCATCTAAACCGGCGCACAAAATAGTTTTTTATTGCTTCCTAGTTTTTCCACGGAGAAAGGTAGGAGAGGAAGGTCGGGCATTCGATGCAGGGGCGTTTGCTTTCTTTTCGGAATCTCTCATCTCTCTGACGGCTTCCGAAATGATTTTGGAGATGGGCACCGTTACCATTGGGTTTTTTGCCTGCTCCTCGTTTTTCTTTTCGACGCAAAAAGCGTGCAGATCGAGAGGCAGTGAGATGTTCAATTTCTTGTGCGTTTTCTCTTTCATGATTCCCACTAGTAGCACCGAAAGCACCAGTGCGCAAATTTTCATGAAAATTTATTTTCGCCCGCAAACCTAGTGTCCATGCGGAAGTCAAGAGAAATTTTCATCTAAGCAGAACACCCCATTGACAGATTTTTATTGATACACCGGTAGCACCGGAGCTATCGGTAGCACCATGCAAAGCGCATATGTGAAAACAAGCCTGAGCCTGCCGACAGACCTCTTCGAGTATCTGAAGGACAAGGCGGAAAAAAATGGGGGCACGCCGATCAGTCGGTTGGTCGCCCAAGCGATCAAAAAGCAAAAAGACAACGAGGGACGGAGGGCGCGGAAATGATCTTCTCGCAGGAGTTCATGAGCATCGAGGAAGCCTGCCAAGAGTGCGGGCTGACCAAGCGCGGCCTCTACCCGCACATTCGGCAAGGGGAGTTTTTGGCGACGCTGCCATTCGGGCGAACCGGCGGGTGGCACATCTCCCGACACAGCTTTCGCGAGTGGCTCATGGGCCGGATCGGCCGTGGCGCCAATCGCCGCAACACCGCAACCAGGAGGAAACAACTATGAACCTGTATCTCTGCACCGCGAATGGAGTTTTCGGACCCTTCGGCGACTACATCCACGCCAGCACGCCGGCCGAGGCGCGGCTGAAATTCTGGCGGTCATTCAAGGTGACGCCTTTCTCGGTGAAGTTTGAACGGAGGGCCGCGTAATGAACTACGAGACCACGCTTCGCTGTATCGGGTTCGCGCTCGAGTTCATTCAAATCATCACCCTGCCGCTCATTTTGGCGGCACTCACATGGAGGCTTGCACGATGAGCGCCTGGCTTTCCGTGGAGGAACAAATGCCGGACAGCGACACCGATGTCATCGTCGCGGCTGAGGACGGGCATGTTGAGGCAGGGTTCCACGATGGTCGCGTCTGGCGGTGGCTGAATGCCTGCCGGGTCGAGGCCGACATCACCCATTGGATGCCGTTCCCAAATCCACCGGAGGACGCACGATGAGCGCGTGGGAAGCCGTCCTCCTCTCCTTTATCGCCTTCGGCTCCATGTGGGCTTGCTACTGCATCGGATGGCGGGACGGGCGCATGACGGAGCGTCGGCGACAGGAGCGATACCACCGCCGTGAGGAGTTCCGCAACGACTGGGACACCGAGGATTTCGACTGAATTTCCGCTTCGCCTTCCGACCTTAAGCCGGGGGGCAGGAGCCAAGGGGGGCGCGCATCCTAAAAAACGCGCAAAACTAACAACGAAAGAGTGACATGAAAATAATATCTGGAAAACAACAGCGGCCACAGCGGGTCGTGATTTACGGGGTGGAAAGCGTTGGAAAGTCCACCTTTGCGGCTCAGTTCCCGAAACCTCTCTTCCTCGACATCGAGGGCGGCACGGCCCACTTGGATGTTGATCGCGTGGCGGTGGACTCGTGGAAGCAACTCGGCGAGTGCATCGCGGAGGTTTCAAAGACCGACTACGGCACCGTGGTGATCGACTCGGCCGATTGGGCGGAGCGGTTGGCGGTCGAGGATTTGCTGGCGGCGAACAAGAAGCAGAGCGTGGAGGATTTCGGTTTCGGCAAGGGGTGGGTGATGGCGGCCGAGAAGATGAGCCGGTTCCTCGGTGCCTTGGATCGCCTGATCGAGGGAGGCAAAAATGTGGTGGTTATCGCTCACAGCAAAGTCCAGCGCACCGAACCGCCGGACATCCTGGCGGCTTACGACCGTTATGAGTTGAAGCTGAGCAAACAATCCTCGCCGCTCGTTAAAGAGTGGGCGGACGAACTTTGGTTTTTCCGGTTCAAGACGAAGTCGGTGACGAATGACGGCGGCAAGGCCAAGGGCATCGGTGGCAAGGAGCGCGTGATCTACACGACGCACTCGGCGGCTTACGACGCCAAGACCCGCTCGGGACTGCCGGACGAGATTCCCATGGAGTGGAGCGCAGTCGCTCACCTCTTCCAGCCGGTGGCGAAACCCAAAACCTCGGCGCCTCCCGTGGAGATCATCGGCCGCGAGTCAGTAGCTGTCCTCGAGGACAACGAGGAGGCCGTCAACGCCTTCCTCCTCGCCAATGGCTCGCTGACCGAGGGGCAGACATGGCGTGATGCGAATCCAAAACTTCGCGCCCAGATCGTGGCACGGCCCGAGGCTTTGGTCGCCAAGGCGAAGGCCGCACAAATGGAGGTGGCGGCGTGATCAAAGAAATCTCCCCTTCCTCCCTGCCGAAGCTGGCGGAGTGCGCCCTCTTTTCGAGTGCGCCAGGGGCCAGCGCGGCGGCGGAGCGCGGCACTTTGTTGGACAAGGCTCTCCGCGAGCTTTTGGTGGACGATCCCACGACCTTCGACACGCTGAGCGCCGAGGACAAGAAGGCGGTGGAGTGGGGCGCGAATGAACTTTGCGTCCTTTCCGGTGGCTACCATGTGGAAACGCGGGAGGAGCATTTGGGCATGGAGGTGCCGGGGCTTTCCCGACCGGGAACGGCTGACGCGGTATGCGTTCGGGCCAAGTGGGTCGCAGACATCAAGACCGGCCAAGTTCGGAACTACCGCCAGCAGCTCGCAGCCTACGCCCTTGCCTGTATGCAAGAGCACTTTGCGGACTCGTGGACGGCTCATGTGGTCTATGTCGACCAGCGATTGCGTAGAACTTACGATTTTACCCGCGACCAGGCCGAGGCCACGGTTTCAAACCTCATCGCGGAGGCATCGAGCCGCACGGCCGAGCCGACGCCTAATGAATTTTGTGGCTGGTGTGCCAATTTTAACGGGTGCCGGGCCATTGTGCGCCAATCCTCCGAGGCGCTGGCCTTGGTCAAGGGCGAGCGGGCTCTCGACGAGATCCGCGCGGAGATCGCGGCCGATCCGCTGGCGCTTTCGGTCTTCGCAGCGAACTGGAAAGCGGCGGAGAAGCACCTCGCGGATCCGCTCATTGAACTTCTGAAGGGTCGTCTCTCCGATGGGGAGGAAATCCCCGGCTGGAAAGTCTCCAGCATGGCCGGCCGCGATTTCGTCGAGGCCGATGCCATCGCCAAGGCAGCAGCCAATGTTTCCAAAGAGACCCTGATCTTAGCCATGGGCGGCAAGATGTCGGGCAAGAACTTCCGTCAATTTTGCGCCGATTCGGGCGTGGAGGTTGACGAGACGGCGATCAAGACGGGCGCGCCGATCACTACGCTTCGTCAAGCAAAACTCAAAAACAACTAGAATATGCCAACATACACACAGCAGGAACCAAAAGCTCCCCAGATCACTGCGGGAAAATTCAAGGTCGAGATCGAAGGCGCGGAGCTGAAATTCTCCGACCGCTCGAAAAACGAATACATCCGCCTCAAGTGCCGGGTGAAACTCTCGGACGGCACGAACGGCTCGACCATCTACGACAACATGGTTTTCACGCCCAAGTCCGCGTGGAAGATCGACCAAGTCCGCGAGGCGCTGGGCTTTGCCATCGTCCCGAACGAACCGGCGAGCGTCGAGCCGGAACACCTTCTCGGACGCACCGCCACGGTGATCGTCGAGTTCAACGAGGAGTCGGGATACCACGAGGTGAGCCGCTGGGTCTCTCCGAAGGAAGTGGCAGAGGCCAAAGCGCCAGCGACCAAGCCAGCACCCAAAACCTCCCCAGCGGAAGCGGACGAGATTCCCTTTTGATGGATGAACCCCGCCATATCCGCCTCGCGCTCCGGCTGGCCATCTGCGCGAACGATGTCCCAATCGGGCCGCGTTTGCACCGTGCCAAGCCATTCCCGCCCCACCAGCACACTTACGCGCTGGAGGATCGGGAGCAGGCCGAGGCGGACATGCGGCGGGTGCGGGAGTATCTCGTGGACGCGGAACTGAACCCCAGAAAGGGAAGGAAATAATGATGCCTAATTTTAAAATCTTAGAAGGCGACTGCCGTCAGACTCTTAAGTCTTTACCGGATCAATCCGTGCATTGCTGTGTGACTTCGCCGCCATACTTTGGTCTGCGCGACTACGGATGCGAGGATCAAATCGGCCTTGAACAAACGCCGGATGCCTTTGTCGAGGAGTTGGTCGCAGTATTCAGAGAGGTCAAGCGGGTGCTAAGGAATGACGGCACTCTCTGGCTAAACCTTGGGGATAGTTATGCTTCTTTCCGTGACGGGAAAGCAACTCCAGACACAACACGGGGGAGTAGCACAGGGACATTAGTCCCGAAGGGAAAAGCGGCGAACCGCATGTCAGGTTCTTTTTCAGGAACAAATGTTAAACACAAAGACCTCATCGGCATCCCGTGGCGCGTAGCCTTCGCCCTGCAAGCGGACGGCTGGTATCTCCGGCAGGACATCATCTGGCACAAGCCAAACCCCATGCCGGAATCGGTGCAAGATCGTTGCACCAAGGCGCATGAATACATTTTCCTGCTCTCTAAATCGGCCAAGTATTTCTACGACATAAA